ATTTATTGATAAATTTATCAAAGCTAAAAACGCATTATCTGATGTAGATACATTTACCGTTCTTACAAAGAATAGCGAATTGAAACTTGTATTAGGTTATTCGAATGTAAATTCAACTTTGATTGAATTTTCTGTTAACAAAGATTATACAGAAGAAGTTAAACCTATTTCATTCTCTGCAAAATATCTCAAAGAGATTTTCTCTGCAAACAAAGAAGCCAATTCGGTAGTATTAAAAATATCTACTTCAGGTTTAGCGCATGTTGAATTCAAAATTGATGATTTCACTGCAAACTATTATTTAGTAGAAGTACAATTAACCGCATAGAATGGCATTCAATTATAAAAAGAAGTATTTTTACGAAAGAAACGATTGGATTTACTCTCCAGAAATAAATCTTAAATACGAAGATGTATTAAAGATGCCTTTTCCGGAGTTTGGTAAGTGGGTTGATTTCTTTCGTAAAACTGCCATTGAGCAGTGGAACAGAACGGATGCACCACCGAGGATTGGTATGGACGAAGCTGAAATTATTGAGAACTTTTCTAAACTGCAGACATACAAAGTTAATGAGTTTAGTAAGGTAGATAAAGATGGTGATGAAGTTATTTTTAACTTTAACAAATTTGCCACTTGTGTAAATCAATTCTTTCCTGCAATGTACAAAACAGGTATCGGTGGTTCTGCATACGATAAACCAAAACCATCAATCTACGATATTTTTGTAGATGATGCGTACTTACCTGATTTCATTAAACAGATGAATCGTTTAACTCGTCAGGATGGTATGTATCGTTTTTCTAAAACTCTACACTTAAATCATCCAGATTTCCACAACTCACATATTCAAACTGGTAAAGAATGGATTGAGAAATGGGCAGCAGGAGATACACAACAAGGACATGGGTTTTGTTTATCACAGGCAGATAGTAAAGTACCATCTCCACCAATTACTGCACAAGAGGTAAAGGATTTGTATAAAGCAGGGATATTGAAGTATGAGAATATTTCATCACTTAAAACTGCGGATTGGGGTGAGAATATTGATAATCTAATTGATATTCCAAAACAACCAATTCAGATTAAAACATATCCGTTTGGTCAAACTATATTTCCGGAAGCAACTGCGGCATTCCGTATTGGTATGGGAACGCAAGCAGTAGTAAACTTTCCACCATTAACTGCAAAGTATCTGTATCAGAGATTTACAGAACATATCAAAGACCAAAAGGTTATAAACATTTATGACCCATCGGCAGGTTGGGGTGGTAGAATTTTAGGAGCATTATCAGTAGATGATAGAAACATTCACTATATTGGTAATGACCCTAATACTGAAAATCAAATACCTGAAATTGGTAAGACGAGATATGAGTATTTAGCAGAATTCTTTAACAACAAGATTCCAGGTGCAAGTAATCCTTTTTGGGGACATCAAAATACTTATGAAATCTTTACAACAGGTTCGGAGATAATTCATTTAGATGGTAATTTTCAAAAGTATAAGGGTAAGTTAGATTTTGCATTTACATCTCCACCATACTTTGATAGAGAAAGATACTCAAATGATGAAACACAATCATTTAAGAAATTCAATAACTACGATAGTTGGAGAGATGGATTTTTAAGACCTACACTAACAACTGCATTTGAATATCTTCGTAATGATAGATACATTCTTTGGAATATTGCGGATATTAAAGTGGGTAAGGATAAGTTTTTCCCATTGGAGCAGGATTCAATTGATATTCTTACAGAGTTGGGTTGTGAATATAAGGGTAAGATTAAAATGACAATGAGTCCGATGACGGGTGTTGATTTGAGTGGAGTGAAAAATAGTATGAAGATAGGTGATATGGTTTACAAATATGAACCAATCTTTATTTTCTACAAACCTTAAAAATAACAAATGTATCAAAACATATTTTACGAAAGAGCACAAAATCTTATCCACCTATGGGATGATAAAAATGGTTATCAAACATTTCCATACCGAAAGTATGCATATAAGAAAGACCCGTATGGACAACATACATCAATGCATGGTGATAGATTAACTCGTATTTCAAAGTGGGAAAAGGATGAAGCTGAAGATTTATTTGAATCGGATGTACCCGAAACCACTAGAGTATTAGTTGATATATACGATTCCGACATTCCATCAAAAGGAAACAGAACAATGACTTTTGATATAGAAGTTGAAATGGTTAGCGGATTACCTAACACTCAATTTGCACAAAATGAAATTACTGCAATAGCATCACATGATGGTGTGACTAAATTGTACGATGTATTTGTATTAGATAAAGCAAGAAAAGTTAAAAACAATGCAAAACAATTCAGTAAAGATGGTAGAGATGTAAAACTGCATATTTTTGATAATGAGAAAAATCTTCTAATTGCATTTCTTAATTATTATGAAGAAGTTAATCCAACAATCCTAACAGGTTGGAACATTGACTTTTTTGATATTCCGTATCTTTACAATCGTATTAAGAACGTATGTGGGGAAGGACATGCAAAACGATTATCTCCAATTGGACAAACCTTTTATTCACCTTACAGACAGAAGTGGAGTTTTGCGGGTGTATCTATTTTGGATTATATCAATCTATATAAGAACTATAACTATGGATTAGAATCATCCTATACTCTAAATCACATTGCTACCAAAGAATTGGGTAGAGGTAAGATTGAGTATGAAGGAAGTTTGGATGATTTGTTTGAAAACGATTTGGAGAAATTTATTGAATATAACATTGTCGATGTGGACTTGGTTGTATCAATGGATGAGAAACTTCAATTCATTGAGTTATGTAGAGCAATCTGCCACGCGGGATTCGTTCCGTATGAAGATTATATGTTCTCATCAAAGTATTTAGAAGGAGCATGTTTAGCATATCTTAAAACTAAAGGGTTGGTTGCACCAAATAAACCAAAGGATAGGAAAGAAAAGATGCAAGCACTTCGTGATAACAACGAAGAGAAATTTATCGGAGCTTATGTAAAAGAACCTATTGTTGGTAAGTATGATTGGATTTATGATTTGGATTTAACATCACTATATCCATCAATCATTATGACTCTGAATATCTCACCTGAAACGAAGATTGGTAAAATTCAGAATTGGGATGCAGAGCATTGGGTTAGAGGTGGAGATGCTAGTTATACAATTGTAGGTTCTGGAGGAGATAAATACGAATATACAAAGCAAGAATTAACCGAAGTTATTAAAGATAGTAATTTAGGGGTAGCAGCAAATGGTGTATTGTATAATCAAGATAAACCAGGATTGATTGCAGATATTTTGGATACATGGTTCAAACAAAGGGTTGAATTCCGTAAATTAGAAAAACAATATGGTGAAGCAGGTGATACTGAAAAATATGAATTCTATGCCAAACGTCAATTAGTACAAAAGATTCTTTTGAACTCAATGTATGGGGTGTTAGGATTACCCGCATTTCGTTTCTATGATATTGATAATGCAGAAGCAGTTACAATAACAGGTCAGACTGTGATTAAGAAAACTGCTGAAATGGCAAATATCAAGTATAATAAGGAGTTGGGTACGAAAGAAGATTACAACGTATACATCGATACGGATTCAATTTATATGATGGCAGAACCTTTGGTAAAACATAGATATCCAGAATACAAAGAGTTTGATGAGCAACGAATGGCAAGTGAAGTTAATATAATTGCTGAAGAAACACAAACATTCTTAAATTCATTTTATGATTTATTAGCTGAAAGATTCTTTTGTATTCCAAAAGATAAACACAGATTTGAAATCAAAAAGGAATATATCTCCAAAGCAGGATTTTGGGTAGCAAAGAAACGATACGCACAATGGATGGTATTGAAGAACGGCATTAAATGTGATAAGTTGGATGTAAAAGGTTTGGATGTAGTTCGTTCATCTTTCCCAAAAGCGTTTCAGGAATATATGTCAGGTATGTTGAAAGATATTCTTATGGGTAAAGATAATGAATACGTTGATACAAAGTTATTAGCATTTAAAGCTAGTATGATTAATCTACCTGTAAACAAAATAGCAAAAGGTGGAGCTATTAAGGAATTGAGTAAATACGATAACGGGAAGTGGAGAAAGGATAGTGGTTTGGCAATTGCTAACTTTGAAAAGGGAACACCTGCTCACGTTAAAGCTGGGATTTCGTATAACCGATTATTGAAATTCTTTGATTGTCCGTTTAAGCATGAACCAATTAGAGATGGTGATAAGGTTAAGTGGGTGTATTTAAGACAAAACCCATTAGGATTAGATACAGTTGCATTTAAAGATTACAATGACCCAAAAGAAATTATGGACTTTGTAGAGCAATATGTAGATAGAGATATGATTTTCAAAGCAGAGTTAGAGAATAAATTAGATGATTTTTACAAAGCATTGAAATGGGAAAAAGCATCAACTGAAACACAAACTGCAAAAAAGTTTTTTACATTTTAATTATGGAAAGTTTAAAATTTTGGAATACTGATGAGTTCGATTTTGCTACATATAAATGGCGATTAAAAGAACGAATTAATAAAGAAATATTAGGAAATGCAACCGATCCTGGTAACTGCTATTATACTTTTAATGAGTTGGGGTTTAGAGGTGATTCTGTAAAAAAAAAAGGATTAAAAATTATGAGTGTGGGGTGCGGCCACACCGAAGGAATCGATGTAAATGATAGAGAAACATGGTCACATCATTTAACTAGAATGCTTCCAAATGGAGTAGATTTTAATTTAGGGATAAGTGGTGGAAGTAATGATTACATAGCTAGAAGTGTCCTAACATGGACAGAGTATTTGAATCCGGCTATCGTATTAATTATGTATACATATCCAACGAAACGAGAAATATATACAGACGCAGGTAATTTAGAACCGTATCATCCAATTCCTTGGGGGTACTTAAACGAAGATTTGGATGGTAGAAAATTATGGTCTAATATAATATCATCCACGTCAAATGAAGAAGATTACATTAATTGGTATAAAAATCATTTATTAATATCAAATTATTTAAAAAATAAACAGATACCATTTATTTGGAATGGAACATTTGTTAAAACTAAATATATGGATGAAAATAGATTTGATGGAGAATACCCGTGTTTCATAGATAATAACAAATACGCAAATTCAATTCAAAATGAATTATATGCTAAAAAATTATTAACATATTTTGAAAATAATTTTGAAATGTAAAAAAAATAAATTATATTATTAAAAATAAATTATAAATAAAATGAAAAAACAATTAGAACTATTTCCAAATGAGGAATTGCAATCACAAGGTAGTGTTAATATTACAGAACCACATCCAATCGCAGATGTAGAATGGTGTTTTCAATTTTTTAATAATGAACCTATTGTATTTGCATGGGGAGATGAAAATTCTGAACCATCACCACTAACATTAAGCATTCAACCAATAGAAGGACAGGGATTAAATTTTCAACAAAATGGGATGGAATTCACAATCTTCCCAAGACCAATTTCAGAAGAATCAAAATTAGAGAGAGAAAAATCTAAAAAAAAATAACTAATTAATTATGAGCTTTTTTGAAAACGATATTAGTAAGAGAGAACATAGTTTGTGGGTGGAAAAATACCGCCCACAAACACTTTCCGAATATGTTGGTAATGAAACCGTAAAGGAAACCATTCAACAATATTTGGATAATAACGATATTCCACATTTGCTATTACATGGTAAAGCAGGGACGGGTAAAACCACACTTGCAAAACTTATTGTAAATACAATCAAATGTGATAGTATGATTATTAACGCATCGGATGAGAACAATGTGGATACCGTTCGTAACAAGGTTAAGAACTTTGCATCCTCAATGGGATTTGCAGGATTTAAGATTATCATTTTGGATGAGTTTGATTATATGACTCCAAACGCACAGGCAATCTTGCGTAATCTAATGGAGACATTCTCTAAACATTGTAGATTTATCTTAACGTGTAATTATCACGAAAAGATTATTGACCCAATTAAAAGTAGATGTCAAACATTTGCAATCACACCTCCTACAAAGAAAGATGTTGCAATTCAGGTTACTAGAATTTTAGATGCGGAAAAAATTAAATACGATGTTAAAAATGTTGCCGATATCATTAGTTCATATTACCCTGATATTCGTAGAATCTTAAATACTTGTCAATTACAATCTGCAAAAGGAGAATTGAAAGTAGACCATCAAATTATGGTGGAATCTAATTTTCAAACCAAACTCGTAGATTTGTTAAAAGCAAATGATGATAAACGAAATATGTTTATGAACATCAGACAAGCAGTTGCGGACAATCGTTTAAATGATTATTCTGAAATGTATTCTATGTTGTATAGTAGAGTAGATGAATACGCGGCAGGTAATACGGCAAATGTAATTTTGACAATCGCAGAAGGATTATCCAAAGATGCATTAGTAGTAGATAAAGAAATAGTGTTTATGAGTACAATTATTCAAATTTTAAATATTATAAAATAATGGAACAAGGATTACCAAACGGTATCAGTTTAAATGATGCGAGAGATATGGTGTGTGAATGTGGAAATAAAACATTTATGCCAGGATATAGATTTAAAAAATTAAGTAAAATAATGACTGGTAATGCTCAAGATTCAATCATTCCAATTGAAATGTATTTATGTACTCAATGTGGAAAAGCATTGCAGGAATTATTACCTTTGGAATTGAGAGACACACCATCATCAATAGTATAATAATGGCAGGAAAAAAGTTATTTGACCACATTGCTGCAATTACATCGGAGCAAGACCCAAACTACTTTGATAAATTATCAGAGGAAGATATTAAGACATGGAGTAACTTTATGATTAATAGATTCCTTTCGATGAAACCTGAATGGGTAGAATTGATTGCAACTATATTACCTCTGACTCAAACATTAGAACCTAGAGAAATGTATAAGTTGTATATCAGTATTATACCTAAAGGTAAATATTATCTTAAATACATCAAAGGAAAAGGAGAAGAAAAATACGAATCATTTTTAGTTGATTTAATTAAAAAAGATTACGATTGTTCCGAAAGACAATCAATTGATTACATTGAAGTTTTATATGCAACCAGAGAAGGTAGAGAAAATATAAAATATATGTGCGAAAAATATGGTACTGACAAAAAGTTAATAACCAAATTAAAATTAAAGATTTAATGCTAGGAAAATAGGAATAAATTGTGTATATTGTATTTAAATAACACACTATGGCTAGAGTTTCATTTTCCCAATATAGTATGTGGTCTGCATGCCCACATCAATACAAACTGGCGTATATAGATGGTTTGAGAGAATCATCATCCAATATACACACCGTTTTTGGTTCCGCAATGCATGAGACTTTGCAAGAATATTTAAGTAGATGTTTGCGTATTTCCAAATCGCAAGCAGATAAGAATATGAATACAAAAGAGTTTCTCAAAGAAAAAATGCGAGAATCCTTTTTAAAAGAATCAAACGAAGGACAGAACCCAATATGTTCCAAAGAGGAGTTAGTTGAGTTTTTAGAAGATGGGTATCTTATTTTAGATTACTTTCAGAAATCTAAAAATTTCAATAATTTTTTCTCACTAAAAGATGACGAGTTAATTGCAATTGAGCAGGTAATCAATACAAAGATTTCAGAAAATGTCAATTTTATGGGATTTATTGATTTCATCGTTAGAAGTAAATCAACAGGTAGATATCGTATTACTGATTTCAAAACCTCAACTAGAGGATGGACTAAAAACCAAAAAGCAGACTCGATTAAAAGCACACAATTACTTTTATACAAAAAATTTTACGCAGAATTACTAAATATATCCGAAGATGTAATTGATGTGGAATTCATAATTCTAAAGCGTAAGGTATCTGAAAATACAGATTATAACATCCCTCGTATCAGTAGACACGTACCTGCAAGTGGTAAACCTTCTATGACCAAATCATGGAAAGGATTTACTGAATTCGTTAATAGTGTGTTTGACCAGAATGGGGAATATAATGTAGATTCAAAATACCCCAAACATCCATCAAAATTATGTGATTGGTGTGAGTTTAAACAAAGAGGAATTTGTGACGGAAAAATATAAAAAACAATAATTATTTATAAAAATAAGTTATGGCAAAAAAGAAGATTTTATTATTATCAGACGATTTACGAATGGCGAGTGGTATCGCTAATGTTTCCAAACAATTGGTTATGGGAACCGTTGATAAATATGATTGGGTTCAATTAGGAGCAGCAATCAAACACCCAGAAGCAGGTAAGATTTTAGATTTAAATGATAGCGTTAGAGAGCAAACTGGTGTTGCTGATGCTAGTGTAAAAATTTACCCATCAGATGGATATGGTAATCCAGGTATTATTCGTCAATTGTTGATGGTTGAAAAACCTGATGCAATTCTCCACTTTACTGACCCTCGTTACTGGATTTGGTTATATGAGATGGAGCACGAAATTCGTCAATCAGTACCCCTTTTCTTTTATCACATTTGGGATGATTTACCAGACCCTAAATACAATAGAGATTACTACGAAAGTTGTGATTGGATTGGTTGTATTTCAAAACAAACTTATGGTATTACCCGTAGAGTGTGGGGATGGGATAAAGAAAAACATTGGACTAAACCTGCTGATTGGCAAGTAAGTTATGTACCTCACGGCATTAATTCCGATTTATATAAGCCAGTTGAAGTACCTGCTGAATTTAAAAAGGAAATCTTTGGTGAAAAAGAATACGATTTTGTTTTGTATTGGAATAATAGAAACATTCGTAGAAAACAACCAATTGATGTAATTCTTGCATTCGATAAGTTTGTGGAGGCATTATCACCAGAACATAGAAGTAAAGTATGTTTATTAATGCATACTCAACCCGTAGAAGAACATGGTACTGATTTACCAAGAACTATAGCAGAGTGTTGTTCACCTGAAACAAATGTAGTATTTGCACCAAACAGATATTCAGAAGAGCAATTGAACTATCTTTATAATTTAGGAGATGTAACAATTAATGTGGCATCTAATGAAGGATTTGGATTGGCAACGGCTGAATCAGTAATGGCTGGAACTCCAATCATTGTAACGGTAACGGGTGGATTGCAAGACCAATGTGGATTTAGAGATATTACAACTGGTAAACTACTAACCGCAGAAGATTATGTACAGATTGGTTCATTGCATGATAGACACAAAAAAGCAGGTGTAGTTTGGGGAGATTGGGTTAAACCAATTTGGCCAGTTCGTTCAACAACGGGTTCAGTTCCTACTCCTTACATCTTTGATGATAGAGTTGATTTTGAAGATATATCACCATTGATTATGGAATGGTATTTAACTCCAAAAGAAGATAGAGATGCAGCAGCATTGAAAGGTAGAAAGTGGATGTTGGGAGATGGTTTGTTGAGCAGAGAAGCAATGTGTAAAACATTAGTAGATGGCATGGAAGGTGCATTTGAAAATTGGACACCAAAGAAAAAATTTAAGTTAATAGAGTTATAATATGAAACCAACATTAGTATTTCAGGCACCGATTGCAACAAGAAGTGGATATGGTGACCACGCGAGAGATTTATTACATTCTCTATATAAATTAGATAAATTTGATATTAAAATTATTAGCACTCGTTGGGGGAATACCCCAATGGATGCTCTTAATTATGATAATCAATTTCACAAATGGGCTGTAGATAATATCATCCCACAAATTACAGAAAAACCTGACATTTATATTCAAGTTACAGTCCCAAATGAATTTCAACCATTAGGATTTTATAATATTGGAATTACTGCGGCAATTGAAACAACACATTGTGCATTAGATTGGATTCATGGATGTAATAGAATGGATTTGATTATAGTTCCATCAGAACATTCAAAGAAAAGTTTAGTAGATACGGTATATAATGAACAAGATAAACAAAGCGGACAATTAATTGCACAACATAGAATTCAAAAACCTGTTGAAATTCTATTTGAAGGATTTGATGAAACAATGTTTGGAACAGATGAGGTTGCTATTGTTTCGGAATTAGACCAAATCAAAGAAGAGTTTGCATTCCTATTCGTAGGTCATTGGTTAAGAGGTGATTTGGGAGAAGATAGAAAGAATGTGGGAATGATGATAAAAACATTCGCAATGGCATTCAAAAATGAAAAGGTAAAACCCGCATTAGTTCTTAAAACATCTTCAGCAGGGTTCTCTGTAATGGATAGAGAAACCACTATTAAAAAAATTAGAGAAGTATTGGGTAATGATTATAAATCAGTTCCAATTTATTTGTTGCATGGTGATTTAACACCTGTTGAAATGAACGGATTATACGAACATCCAAAAGTAAAAGCAATGTTAAACTTTACAAAAGGTGAAGGATTTGGTAGACCCCTATTGGAATTCAGTTTAACAGGTAAGCCTGTAATTGTTTCCAATTGGAGTGGACATTTGGATTTCTTAAAGCAAGGAGCTGTTTTATTAGAAGGTGAATTAAAGCAGGTACATGAATCAGCTGCAGACCAATTCTTATTAAAAGAATCACAATGGTTTAATGTAAATATTTCAAAGGCACTATCATCCATAAAAGATGTTTATAAGAACTATGAAAAATACAAAAAGGCATCTATACAATTGGGTAAACAAAACAAACAAAACTTTGGATTGGAAAAAATGACTAAATTGTTTGATGGAATTTTGAATCAATATGGTATTTATAATAAGATACAACCAAAGTTCCAGCAACTTCAATTACCTAAACTAAAAATGTTAAATAAGTAGTGTCAGCATATAATCGTATATATCGCAAATATATAGATAAAGGTGATAAATCAATATCACCTGAAAGAATGAAGCGTGGAAAATTCTATATGATAATGCAATACGAATATGTAGATGGTACTAAACAATCATACACAATAGGAGATGGGCCTATAATATACACTTTGTTTGTTTCTAGAGCAAAAGGTGTGGTACACGCAATTAAAGTATCAAATATAAATCCCACTTTAATAAAAAGATTTTTTGGTAAATTTGTAAATGAAGATGAAGATAAATTAGAAATGAAGGGTGGAGCAAAGAAGTTTTATTCATCCGTAGTTTCTAAAGTACCTATAATAACAAATGAAGCATATAGAACTTATAAAATAAGTGGGTTTGGTAGAATAACTGAATTGGAAATGGATATTGAAGAATTGACTCCTAATGTAAAAAAATCAATAAAAACTATTAAAGAACAAAATAACGAAGAATGAACAGAGTATGGTCTTTCGGTGATTCAATGACAGCACCTATAAATGGCACCTCTAATGACCCCAGTCCTTACAAACAATGGTTGGGTAGAGATGCAAAGGATACTGCTACATTTGTAGCAGAAGAATACGGGTTTAGTGTAAAAAATATGGGAGTTAGTGGAAGTTCCAATTGTGGAATATTTCACAAATTCCTTTCAGAATTACAAAACATTCAATCAGGTGATATCCTAATTTTTGGATGGACAGTTATAGCTAGATACAGAGTAGCATCTAAACACGGATGGAAAACAATCTGGTCTGTAGGGTTATCGAATCTTCCTGAATATGAGTGTGTAGATGGAACATATATAACAAAGGAAGTAGCGGAGCAATTGATTTATAATAGGTGTGATTTACAACATTTCTATGAGCAAGAAGTTAATCAATGGATTACATTTATAAATGATTGGGCAAACTTAAAAGATGTAAAAGTTATCCATTGGAGTTGGTGTAATGAAAATATAGGTGGTAAACAAAATTTGAAGTTATCATTTCCGGTTGTAAACTATACCGATATGAGTAAAGAAACTGCTAATGTAGTTAGAGATGGGCATTATGGTGAAGTAGGTTATAAGGAATTGGCAAATGATATATTAAAATATTTAAATAAATAATAATGACATCAAAAGAATTCGTCCTTTGGTTACAGGGATTTACTCAAGGAGTACATGAATACAATATATCACCCAAACAATGGGATGCATTAAAAGATGTGTTGGCAAAGGTTAATGATGAACCAACACTAACTTTTCCAATCCATACTCCAAATACTGCACCAAATACACAATCGTTTCCTACTTGGCAACATCCACACTATGTAACATCAACTGCTTATGGGTATCCATCAGGTAGTTCAATTAATTATACATACAATCCACCATATACAACAGGTGGTGAAGATGAAATTATCAAATCTCATAACGAAGATTAAAATGAAATTAAGTTACGCAATAACCGCTTGTAATGAGCATGAAGAAATTATACGATTAGTTACTCAATTGATAAACTATAAAGGTGAAAATTCTGAAATAGTAGTTCTTTTAGATACTCCAAAATCTTCTACGGAAATGATTGAGTATTTAGAATTACAAGCTAATGCAAATTATATCACTTTAATTGAATCTGAATTTGATAATGATTTCGCACAATGGAAAAACTTTTTAAATTCACATTGCAAAGGTGAGTGGATTTTTCAATTAGATGCGGATGAATACCTATCAAATGATTTAATCTACAATTTGGAAGAATTGTTAGAAGTGAATACTGATAAAGACCTAATAGTAGTTCCGAGAATCAATACGGTTGAAGGATTAACTGAAGCACATATTCAGAAATGGGGATGGAATGTTAATGAGAAAGGATGGGTAAACTTCCCTGATGTTCAGACTCGTATCTACAAAAACAAACCAGAGCAAATTGGATGGAGTGGTAAAGTACATGAAAGAATTGTTGGATTTCAATCATATACTAATTTTCCATCAGATGAGGTCTATTGTATTATACATCCAAAAACAATAGAACGTCAGGAACGTCAAAATGATTATTATAATACTTTATGAAAATAACATTCATATACGATTACAAAGATGGTGAAGTATGGTCTACACCACTTGCACTCCTAAATGAATTCAAAGAGAGAGGTTGGGAAACTCAAATAGTTAAAACAAACGATACCGATTTGAAGAATTGGGTAGATTCCAAACCACAAACTGACATTGTGTTGTTTATGGATTGGGGTAGATTCAATTCACAATATCTTAATAAAGATTTAGTTCCTGCATTTTGGATACAAGAAAGTGGAGATGACCCACAAAACTTTGAAAGAAATTATCCTAAAGCAAATCGTTTCCATTACACAATTACTCCTGATAAACAATCCGCAATCGAATATGTAAATAGAGGTATAAACGCAGAATGGATAAATCATTTTGCAGATACTATGGTTCAGTTTCCTATGAATTTAGAACCAAAATATGTTGGGGTTACTACGCGAGGACTTGGAAATTCGGAATTTTTAGATTATATTACAAACTGGGCAGAGGGTGCAATTGGAAATCGTAATGGTATGGCTGCAAAAGAACATACTCAATTTTTGAATAGTGGATTAATGGTTATTCAAAATAGTAGATGGGGAGAAATTACTCGCAGATTATTTGAAGGAATGGCATGCGGTAAAATGGTCCTAACAGATAGATTGGATACCATTAGAGGGTTAGAAGAGATATTCATTGATGGTGAAGATATTGTTTTATATAATGATATGTTTGATTGTATAGAGAAGATGAACTATTACAATGAAAATGAGGAGGAGAGGGAAAGAATAGCACATAATGGAATGATGAAAGTGTTACACAATTATACACAAATTCAAGTAGTAGATAAATTAATAGAAAATTATGAAAGTTTTAATAACAGGAGTAGCAGGGCTATTAGGTAGTAGATTAGCAGATTGGTTAACTGAAAAACATCCCGAAGTTCATATAGTTGGAATTGATGATTTAAGTGGTGGATATAGAGAAAATGTAAATCCAACCGTAGAATTTTGGCAAATGAATTTGGTAACACACCCAATTGAAAATTGTTTTGAAATTCACAAATTTGATTATGTATTTCATTTTGCAGCATACGCAGCGGAAGGACTATCACCATTCATTAGACAATATAATTATGAAAACAATTTAGTTGCAACTGCAAGAGTAGTCAATCAATGTATTAAACACAATGTTAAACGATTGGTATTCACTTCAACATTAGCAGTGTATGGACATGGAGAAGGTGGCGTATTTGATGAAACACACACACCTAAACCAATCGACCCGTATGGAGTTGCGAAATATGCGTGTGAAATGGATATTCAAATTGCAGGTGAACAACATGGATTAGATTGGTGTATTATCAGACCACATAATGTATATGGTATTAACCAAAATATATGGGATAAGTATCGTAATGTATTGGGTATTTGGATGTATCAACATCTAAATGGAGAACCAATGACAATATTTGGTGATGGAGAACAAACTAGAGCATTTAGTTGTGTAGATGATATTGTAGAACCTTTATGGAATTCGGCAATTAGACCTGAAGCATCCAAAGAAATAATTAATTTAGGTGGAGTAGAAGAGTGGAGTATAAACAAAGCAAATTCATTATTAAGAGCAATTATAGGTAGTGGTGAAGTTGTTTATAAAGAAGGTAGACATGAGGTTAAAAACTCAATACCTACCTTCCAAAAATCAATTGATATATTGGGGTTTGAACATAAAACTAATTTAGATGAAGGATTGTGGGATATGTGGGTTTGGGCTTCACACCAACCGAAAAGAGATAGATTTGTATGGCCGTCGTATGAATTAGATAATGGAATTTATTCATTTTGGAAAAAATAAAAAATATGACCACATTTTCAGAATTTTACGAAAGCATAGAACCAAAAAGTGATAAAGGTACTTTACATGATTATATTAATGCATATTATTCGGATGAATTTACAAATAGAAGATTAGAAAAATTATCAATTTTAGAGATAGGTGTTAGACGTGGAGACTCTTTAAACTTATTAAGTAAATGGTTTGTTAATTCCCATATAATTGGAATCGATAATGGTAATGAAATGAATCAATCAAATATTGAATTTATAAAAACACTATCAAATGTAAAATTATTTTTAGAAAACGCGTATGTTGATAGTATTATAAATAAATTTGAAAATGATAGTTTTGATTATATTATAGATGATGGTCCACACACATTAGAAACCCAAATAATATCCATACAAAAATGGTTAAAAAAAATAAAACCAGGAGGAAAATTGATAATAGAAGATATTCAATCAATTGATGACTTAAATAAATTAGTTTTGTATGCAAATGATACTGATATGAAATGGGAAGTATATGATTTACGAAATAATAAAGGAAGATACGATGATGTATTGTTATTTATAGAAAAATAAAAATATGATTAGAAATTTAATATATTATTGTTATTTTGAAAATTCACAAGTAAATGAATTTACCAAATTAAATCTTGAATTGTTAAATAGATATTGCAATAACTTCAACGGACAAAGAATAATAAAAATAGCAGTTGATGATTTGGAAATAGATAACTCACATTTAGTAAAATTATTTAATGGATTCGAAATTGAAGTTGTAAAAAATAATCAAGAAACACGTGAATCGGAATATTTTATAGACTCTATTAAACAAATAACGAATAAAGATTCCATTACATTTTTTGCACACAATAAAGGTGGTTCAAATAGACCTGAAAAAGATGTAATAAAAATGTGGTTATTTTCTATGTATTTTTTTAATTTAGAACCAACTTTCCTAATTAAAATACAAGATGAGTTATCAAACGATAAAACATTTAGTGGTATAATGAGAATTATAACACCCTGCCCTCCTTGGGTAGAAAGTGATTGGCATTATAGTGGAACATTTTTTTGGTTTCATACCGATAAACTTTTAAATATCCCAAATTGGGATGATATGAAGAAGGATAGGTTTGCCGTTGAAAGTTATCCTGGAAAAATGGTTAAAGAAATTGAATCTCATGTTACAATATGCAGTGCTAATTACAATTTTAATACATACTCACCTGATATATGGAATAAAATAATTAAACCAGAAACAATGGGTGAAGAAATGCATGACATATACATTAAATTGTACCAAAAATATATAAAAAATGAACAAATATAGTGTAATAATACCAACTCTTTGGAAATCAAATAGAATTGGAAAACTATTATTTGATTTGATAAAATGCGAGTTCGTAGATGAAATCATATTAATAGATAATGGTGGCAAATTCTTTGAATATTATGAAGCATTGGATAAAGTAAAATTAGTTCAGACTGGTGAAAACATATATGTAAACCCAGCGTGGAATTTAGGAGTTAAACTTGCTAAAAATAATTCTATTGCATTAGTAAACGATGATATAAACTTTAATCCAAATATATTTGGTGTCATAACAAATGATATTTTATTGGAATATGGTATCATTGGTCAATCCGAATACAACTATAAAGGAAATAATACAGACGAACCCATTTTAGAAAAATGGAATGGTAAAATTAGAGATTGGGGATGGGGATGTCTTATAATGTTTGATAAACAAAATTGGATTGATATACCAGATGATATTAAAATATGGTATGGAGATGATTACATATTCAAATGCAATCTTTCTACAAAATCTACAATGAAAAATTTTAATATAGAAACCGAAATGTCAACAACTTCCGATGAAGGAGTTTGGAACTCTGTAAAAGAACAAGATAAAATTAACTTTATAAATCATATAAGAAATGCAACAAAAAAATAATTCTGACTTTAATGCAATAATGTTAAACGCATTATTACAACATACAATGTCAACTAAAATAAAATTTACTGAAATTACAAATTGGCACCCATCTCATCCATTTTTAAGATTGAATATCTATGATGGAATTCAAATGTCGCAAGTATTGGGTGTTTATTTGGCACTAAACCCACATTACATATATCAATTTGATAATATAATTGAAATTGGAACATATAATGGAGGTTTAACATCTTGGTTATACGATAATAAAAATCCAAATGCAATGGTTGTATCATACGATATAGATGGTACTATAAATCATACAAATAGAACTGATATTGATTTCAGAATAGAAGATTGTTTTGCAGAAAAACCATTTAATGAAATAATTTCATATATTAAAAGACCTGGAAAAACATTAGTTGTATGCGACGGAGGTGATAAACCAAAAGAATTTAACGTATTTTCTGAATATTTAAAAAGTGGAGATGTTATTATTGCGCATGATTATGCAAAGAATCCAGAATATTGGAAATTTGTTACGGATTATTGGCAATGGCCGTATGAATCCGATACCAATTACGATAGTATAAAAGATGCCATTATTAAAAATGGATTAGAACCATATAGAGATGATGAGTTTAATTTTTATTTGTGGACTAGTTATATTAAAAAATAAATTATGGAAAAACTTCCAATCAGTATAGGAATACTTTCTTGGAATAGTGGACAGGTATTGGTAGATACATTAACCACATATCACAATAATGGTTTATTTGATATGGTAAACGATACTACTATATTATTTCAACAATTCAATGAACAAGATTACAAAATTGCAAAACATTTTGGATTAGATTGTATAGGATTGAATCAAAACATAGGTATAGGGCAAGGATTCATTAAACTAACTCAAAACGCACAATCGGATTATATATTGGTATTAGAGCATGATTGGAATTTAATTGAAGATAGAGAAACTACATATAAGATATTAGAAAAAAGTTACCAAGCAATTGAAATGGGGATGGATGTTGTTCGATTGAGACATAGGAAAAATCCAGGAAATCCACATTTTTCATTTAGATATCAAGGACAAGAATTAACATATTATGATGATAATTCACAATGTACATCTCCACATCTTTTAGATTCACTGCATTGGTGTGAGCCTGATATCGAATTTGGTGATTATATAAAAAAATCAGAGGATATGTTTTGGACAACTTCTCGATACGGTAATTGGACAAATAACCCATGTTTATATAAAAAACAATTTTATTTAGATGTAGTTAATCAGTTCGCAGGGGATGGTATTGCATTAGAAGGCAATATAGCTAAATGGTGGGCTGAATCCACATTTAAGGTTGGGCACAACGAAGGATTATTCATGCATAACGATTGGCAAAAATATGGAAGATAACCCATATATCATTGGTATATCCGGTGATTCTGCTTCTGGGAAATCTACTATTGCAAATTTCATAAGATTATATTATGGATATGGTAATACTGTATCCATTTCAGGAGATGATTTGCATAAATGGGAAAGAAACCATATTATGTGGAATTCCATTACACATTTAAATCCATCTGCAAATAATTTAAAATTGGGTGATTCACATTTGATATCACTCAAGAATGGAGAAAAAATATTAAGAAAAATATACAATCATTCAACTGGAAAATTTAACGAACCAATCTATATTTCACCAAAAAAATATGTTATAAATGAAGGATTACATTCATTTTACACAAATGAATCCCAATTATTAACAGATTTAAAAATATACATTGATACTGATGAAAATCTAATAACAGATTTTAAAGTTGAAAGAGATACAAATGAAAGAGGATATACGAAAGAAAAAGTAGTAGAACTAATATCCAAGCGAAAAAAAGATTTTGAACATATTAAATCCATACAAATTAAAAAAGCTGATGTTATAATCAAAATTAGCAAAATGGATGGTATTAATGTAACATATAATTCCGATGTAGATTGTATGTTATTTGAGTTTATTAAAAAAATGCATCGTGAATTGTATGAATTTGAATGGATAAATCAAACAATTGGAAATAGATTAAATGTAGTTCAATCAAAGGGAGGAAATATATCATCAAAATTTGGTGATAAATTAATAATAAAAGAAAGTGGTGGAAAATTAAAAAATATAAAGTATGGTAGTGGTTATTCTATTATAGATTATAAAAATATTGATTTTAATAATATATTAGATGATGATATGCTAGATGATATATTGGAGGTATCAATCAAAAATTCTTTATATAAAAAACCATCTATGGAAACTGGGTTTCATAGTTTATTTGATAAATATGTGTTTCATGTACACCCAATATATTTGAATTGTATCTTATCATTAGAAAATGGAAAAGATATTATAGATGAATTATTCCAAAATGAAGATTTCAAATACACTTATTTGAAATACTATAACCCAGGATTGGAATTAACACATAAAATTTTAAATACGAATGGCATATCAAATGTTGTATTTTTAGAAAATCACGGTTTAATAGTTTCCTATGATAACTATTATAAATGTATTGATTTAATTTCTAGAATTAATACATATTCAAAGGAATATATTGAAAGAAATGTAATAAAATTTAAAGAATTTGATTTAAGTTGGGCCGAATATCCAAAGGAAAATATATTTACATTTCCAGATTCTGTTATAATAAATGATAACGAAACACTCGCCTCACATAATTATATTGTATATTACGCTAAACAATTAGGTAAAATTAAAAAATTATCAAATAAAGACATTGAGTATTTAAACAATCTAAAATCAGAAAAATATAGAAAATGAAGATTATAGTTCCAATGGCAGGTATGGGGGATAGATTTGTTAAAGCAGGATACATAGACCCAAAACCATTAATAAACGTCAATGGAAAATTAATTATAGAATATATTGTTGAAATGTTTGATATTGAAAATGACGAGTTTATATTTGTAATAAATGAAGAACACGCCAACAATACCAAAATGGTTGAAATATTGAATAAATTAGTTAAACAATCTGAAATTTACATTATACAAAACCACAAAAAAGGACCAGTTTATACTTTAAAAAATTTAGATGTAAAAGATGATGAAGAAGTTATAATCACTTATTGTGATAATCCATACCTTTGGGATTATAACGATTTCAAACAATCAATTAAAAATTCAGATGGTTGCATTCTTTCTCATGTTGGGTTTCATCCACATAGACTGAGTCCAACTTTTATGGCACATATAAAAGAGGATAATGGTAAATTGATTGAGATAAAAGAAAAAGAACCATATACAGATAAACCAATTGAAGAACATGCTTCAACTGGAACATATTATTTTGCAAAAGGTAAATATGTTAAAAAGTATTTCAAACAATTGATGGATTTGGATATAAACTACAATGGTGAGTATTATGTAACATTAGTTTACAATTTAATGGTTAATGATGGATTGAATGTTACAATCTATGATACTGATTATGTTAGTGTATTTGGAACTCCAGAAGAAGTTCAAAATTTTGAAGCTTGGCAAACTATTTTAAAAAGTGGTATAAAATCACAAGATGAATTAATTTGGACATATCATTATTGGAAACACTACAATGAACAATTTGGTAAATATAAATAATTTTAGTATATTTGTGTATGAAATGGATTGCACATAGAGGAAACATAAACGGTAGAAATATTGAAAGAGAGAATCATCCTAATTATATAGATGAAGCAATTTCATTAGGTTATGATGTCGAAATAGATATATGGATGATTGAAGGTGTTTTATTTTTAGGACACGATGAACCGCAATATGGTATAACTCAACATTGGTTAAACGAAAGATACGAACACCTATGGATACATTGTAAGAATGTAGACGCAATGGAGTGGTTTAACGCAATCGGTGGATTCAATTATTTTTGGCATACAATTGATAATTACACTTTGATATCAAATAAAAGGGTATTAGTTAAACCTGGTGAAAAATTAATACAAAATTCAATATGTTGTATGCCTGAAATGGGATATATCGGTGACATTACAAAATGTTACGCAATAATGACAGATAATATAAAAGAATATGAAATACACAATAATAGGTTGCATAACTAAATACGGAGTAGAGCAAATTAGACCATTTATTGAATCAATTGAACGTAGTGGGTTTAATGGAGATAAATTGATGTTGGTTTATGAAATTACTCAAGATACAATAGAATACCTTAATGTTAAAGGTTGGAAATTAATACAATCGGAACCGCAACAACATATCATACTGCAAAGATTTAGAGATATGTATCAGGTTTTACATCAATACGAAACGGATGTGATTATATGGGTAGATGTAAAGGATATTGTATTCCAAAAAGACCCAACCGAATGGTTAAATAAGAACATGAATAAAGATATTCTTGCTTTTTCGGAATCATTGAAATTTGGAGATGAAGAATGGGCAAGATTAAATGCAGGTACATCATTTCCTATGGAATGGGATTGGTTACAAAATGAAGAAATATGTTGTGCAGGAACTATTGTTGGTAAGAAAGATGCTATTAGAGACTTATTTATTGATATTTATAGATGGAGTTTAACCACATCAAATAGGGAACAATTGGCAGACCAAGCGGCATATAATATTTTAATTCGTTTACATCAATTTAAAGATAAAGTTCAATTTGTAAAACAACAGGAAGGATTTGCTGCACAGTTGCATTTAAAATTAAAAAAGGGAGATATACTACCATATACTGAAAAATTACCAACTATCGATGGAAGCGATGTTAGAAATTTAAAAGGGGAATTATACACGTTAGTTCATCAATATGATAGAAATGAAGAACTTAAAAAGTTAATAGAAAACAAATATAAATGAAAAAAATAGTTATTACATCATTCGTAATGCCACATGAGTTGGATGATTTGGAAAGAGTATTAATTGATTTGAATAAGGCATCCAAACATATAAGTGGTAATAATTATGAATTTTATATTTCATTTTCAGTTTCAGATTATCTATTTGATTGGAAAAATTCTAAAGTAGATAAGCAATTTTTTATAGATAGATTCAATTCACTAAAACCATTAACTGATTGGGCTAGTAAATCTACCTATCAGATTAGAGATGAAATTATCGGTGCACTTCAAACCAAACGATACGCACATTTAGAATCTAAAAATGCAACTCATTTTATTTGGCTAGATACTGATATTTGTTTTGATGAACGAATATTATTTTATATGGAAAACGCAATTGATGTAATTGATAATGTTGATAAATATTTTATTACACCAGAGATTGTTAAGTATTGGGATACTACTTGGGATTGTTTAGTAAATTCTAATTATTTAAATAAACCATTGGATTATTGCAAAACAAATAATCCGTTTGTAGATTGTGGTGAAGTAGGTGATGTTGCATTGGAAACCGTTTTTAATAATGTACCTGGCCAACCACAAACAAAATTTGGAGCGGGATGGTTTACACTTTTATCAAAACCACTATTAGATAGAATACCTTTGCCAGAATCAATGGGAGCCTATGGTCCTGATGATACATTTCTAATGTGGGGAATTGAAAAATTAAATCAAACAGGTGTAAACATACACCAATTCAAATTAAAAAACTATATTGTTTGTGAAAATTATATTTATAGAAATAGAAATCATTATGATTCTATAATAAAAAGAATTGATAGAAAAGAAGAATTTAAAAAACAATCATACGAAGTATTTCAAACAGAAATAAATAATATAAAATGAATTTAATAGAAGCAAACGAATCATTACACACTAATGGATATTGTGATTTTGATTTAAAAGATTTTAGTGAAGAATCGTATAACGCATTTTTAGAATTAAAATACAAAGTATCGGATGATAATTATTTGGAAAAGTTTACTATAGTTAGATTTGATGCACATGATGAAAATCATAATTCATATAGAATTAATGAAGGATTTGAAACTTTTAAAAACGCGATTATTGAAAAAAATAATTTAATAAAGAAGTACGATGAAAATAAAATTGCACAGATATGGTTACAAAGTGAAATGATACCATTTTCAGATAATTCAATTATAAAACAAACGTATTATCAAATAATAAAACATTTTTATAATCAAACCGAAGATGATGTTAATTGTGCGTTACAATGGACATGCTATTCTGAAGGATGCTATTTAAAAGACCACAATGATGGACAAGGTAACGAATATCAAAATACTTGCGCTGTATTGATTTATTTAAATGAGGAGTGGGAAGAAGACTGGGGTGGTAGTTTAATATTAAGAAATACAAAAAATACTCATTCAATTGATAAAGAAACTAAATACAAAATAGCTCCTAAATTTGGAAAAGTTGCAATTATTGATTTGCAAACATTTGATACATCTCATGCAGTAGAAAAGATAATAGGTGAACATAATAGATGTACTCTATTGGCGTTTGCAACTCAAAGAAAAAAGAGAAAAGATAAATTATTTTAATGAAAAATTTATACATATTTGGTGATTCATTTTCTACTAATTTTTCAACTATAGATGAAGTATCAATAGAAGAATCTTGGCCGGTTTTGTTATCCAATAAATTAAATTACGAACTACAATCTTATGCATCTGCTGGAATATCAAATTATGGGATTTTGCATAAAATGTATCACAATATTGATAATTTAGATAAAGATGATATTGTTATAATTGGAATTACTTTTTATGATAGATTATATGATTTTTGGAAAAATATAGGTATTGATTTGAGAAATAATGATATAAAAGGATTTAACGAAAGTGAAATAGAGTTTTATAAACATAAATTATCAAGTAAAAATGAAATGATGCAATATACAGAAAATGCATTATTACAATATAACTTTATAATAGAAAATTTAAAAAGATACACAAATGTATTTTTTTGGAATATGGATAAGTGTGGATTACCCATATTCAATAAAATGGTTAAAAATCATAGTAAAAATTATATAACTCCTATTGAAGCGGAATGTTGGATAGATGTTTGTAACAAAACTTCATTATGGTGGCAAACAAATAATGACAGACATTTTGGTAAAGAAGGGCATAAAGAATTTTTTTTATATTTATATCAGTATATACAATTAAATTTAATATGAAATTTGAAGTAACTAATCCAAAAGCTTGGAAAGCTGTAAACGAAAAAAGTATGCCAATGTCTCATAAAATTAAAGTTTATGAGAAATTAGGAGGAGCATATCGTTTAGGAGAGAATGGTGGTGAGCAAGTATTCAACAAAATGACTGAATTACTTAAACACAAAATGCAAGAGGGTGATGATAATTCTTCACCGGAAGAAACATTGGCAGGATTGAAAGAAATGGCAATGGGTGATTTGGAAAGAATTGCTGATTATGCAAATATGATTTTACAAAGAATGTCAGAAGGACAGCAATTAGATTCTTGGATGTATTCTCAAATCACATTAGCAGTAGACCAATTGAATTCGGTTCACGATGCGATGGATGGTAATGACGGTACAATTGAACCCCCTAAAAAATAACATTAATGGAAAACCTTTATTCAGTAATAATCACCGCAATAACCGTAATGGGAGGAGCATCGGCATTTCGTTATTATGAAAAACGAGCCCAAAAAAAGGAAAAAGATGATGACTTTATAAAGCACGATTGTAAAGACCGTATCTCTAAATTAGAAGCATTATTAGAATCCGCATCAAAAGAGAAAGATGACCTTCGTAATATGGTGTTAGAACTTACACGAGAAGTGGCAGCATTGGGTGTTAAAGTTGAATTTCTTACAAAAGAGAACGATAAGTTAGAAAAATCAATACCAAAGGCAAAGAAGCAAATACTAAATGGTTAATAACTTTACATCAGGAATGTGGAATGGAATGAAGGTTGAGTTTGGAAAAGTATACTCCAACTTAAACGCATTTGCATTCAATTCATTAAGTGAAGCTAAATCTGATAAATTAAGAGTATTTGATTTTGATGATACATTAGTTCAAACAAATTCTCACATTTACATTACACATAAAACTGGAAAAAAATCAAAATTAACACCTGGAGAATATGCGGTATATGAACCAAAAAAAGGTGATAAATTTGATTTTTCTGATTTTGATAAAGTAAACCAACCACAAGAAATAAAAGGTGTTACAAGATTACTTAAAAACATCGTAAGAGTAGGTGGTTCAGAAATAGTAATACTTACCGCAAGAGGTGCATATATGCCAATTAAACGATATTTAGCTGATATTGGATTGAACGGAATATATGTAGTTGCATTAGCAGATGCAGACCCAAAAAAGAAAGCTGACTGGATTGAAGATAAAATAAAAAGTGGAGTTAACGATGTATTTTTTATAGATGACTCGCATAAAAACATATCAGCAGTTCAATCCCTTTCTAAAAAATATCCAAATATATCATTAAAGGTTAGACATGTTAAACATGATACCCCTCCACCACCAAAAGAAGAAAATATAAACAAACTAAAATCGTTATTATTTAATAAGTTATGATTTATCTATTTACCGGCCAACCAGGAAGTGGAAAAACCACATTGGCTAAAAAGTTACAAATATGGTTACAAACCGATAAAAAAAATTGGCGTAAATCCGTATTCCACATAGATGGTGACCAGTTAAGAGAAATATTTCCAAATAAAGATTATTCAAAAGAAGGTAGAGAAAGGAATATTCAAAAGGCATTTGATATTGCTAAATATTTGGATAAATCTGGCAATGATGTTGTGATTAGTTTAGTTTCTCCATATAGAGAAATGAGAGAACAACTTAAATCAGAGTGTAAAGTACAAGAAATTTATTGCCACACAAAAAAAATCAGAGGTAGGGAGGATTTTTTCGCATTAGATTACGAAAAACCAATTGAATTTTTTATAAATTTAGATACATCGTATTCAGTAGATGATACTTTTAAAAATCTAATAAAACACATCGTATGACCTCATTTAGTAAAATATACGCAAATGGTTGCAGTTTTATGTGGGGGCATGGTCATAACAATCCGTGGTATTTTAAATATTTTGAAGAAACAAAAGATATTGATATAAGTTATTTTTTAGAACAATGTAAACATCATGACAAATTTAAAGAAAATACACAATTTACAAATCCAAACGTATTTGAACCATTCAATGAATTTGATTGGGTTAGAGAAAAATATAATTATGTAAATAGAGTTGGAGATTTTTTTGAAATACCAGTAATAAATGATTCAATATTTGGTGGTTCATTGCATAGAGTGGTGCGTAAAACGGTAACACATATAATGAATACATCTGATGAAGAATTAAAATCTACATTATTCATATTGGAATTACCCCCTCCTGGTAGAGGTGAAATGTATTTTGAAAACCAAAATAGATATTGTAATTTTGCAGGTGAAAATAATTTTGATTTTATTGAAAATGAAAACTTTAAATTAATACAAAATTGGTATGACAAATCATTTAATGTCCAATCAGATATTGTAAGTGAATATCAAAAACTATATTTACTGATAAACCTTTTAAATTCTAAAAATATAAATTATGCATTTATTCAAACTTCGTTAGAAAGTACGAATAGAATACATCAATTAAAATTTTTAAATCCAAAATATGGTAAACTCGCATCATTTAAACGAGTAGAAAGTGATATATTGAAATATTCTGTAAAATTCGATGAAACTTATGATTTGGTACACTGGTTTAGTACAGAACGAAAAGCAAAGTTTTCAGATGATACCGAAGGTGTTAGTTTTGATGGACATAATTCTATAAGAGGTTCAAAATTAATATCTGAAAAAATTATAGATTATATAAAAAATAAATTTTGATATACTTATATATACATTAAATTGTTATTAGTATGGAAAATGAAGTAGAAGGATTCTTTCCGAATCTTGAAATTAGAATTACAAAAAGAGGATTGGGTGCAAAACCAATTTTAGAATCCCAAATAAAAGCAGCACAGGCTCAATCTAAATCTGCGTTTGAAGCAGCCAGAACATTGGGTGTATCATACAACACCTATAAAAAATATGCTAAATTATATGGTATATTTGACGATTTAAAAAATCCATTTGGTGTTGGAATAGAAAGGACTAAAACTATTCGAAACAAAAAATATCATATAGATGATTTAATTGCGGGTAAACATATAAAATATCCTCTGCATAAATTCAAAAACAAATTATTTGATAGTGGGTATGTTCCAAAGGTATGTTCTAGTTGTGGATTCAGTGAAGAAAGAATTACGGATGGAAAAATGCCATTATTAATTGATTTTTTAGATGGTAATCTAAACAATAGAGTATTGGATAATATTAGACCACTTTGTTACAATTGTTTCTTCTTATTAATAGGAGAACGTAATGTAAAAAATTGGTATGCAGAAAATGGTATGCCCGATGAAGAGAATATATAGAAGTAAAGTTCCATTTAGAATATCATTTGGTGGAGGTGGTACTGATATGCCAGAATATACCAAAACACATATTGGAGCAGTAATCAACACTACAATTCGTTTATTTACACATACATCTTTACAATTAAGAGATGATACCAGAGTTACGTTTAAATGGGTAAATAAGGAGGAATATGAGGAGCATGAATTCAGTAGTGAGTTAGATTGTTCGTATGGATTAAAGTTGTTTAAAGCAACGCATAATCACATTTGCAAACGATTCAATATAGAACCATTTGGGTACGATATAATTTCCAATCAAGATGTTCCAACTGGAAGTGGACTAGGTACATCATCAACTCTTATAGTCTCTATTATTGGAGTTTTTATGGAACTATTCAATTTGCCATTAGGTGAGTACGATATAGCCGAAATGGCAATTCAAATTGAAAGAATTGAATTAAAAGAAAACGGTGGAAAACAAGACCAATACGCAGCTGCGTTTGGTGGATTCAATTATATGGAATTTAGAGGAAACGATGTAATCGTAAACCCAATTAGAATTAGAGATAAAGTACAGGATGAAATCGAAAATAACATTGTTTTATATTTTACTAATTTTACACGCAACAGTTCGGATGTATTGGAAGAGCAAGTTAAGAAAATGGCGGACAAAAATACAACGTCTTTACTTTCATTACACGCATTAGTAGAACAGGCTAAACTTATTAAAAATTGTTTAATACGAGGAAATATAGATGAATTGGGTGAAATATTAGATTATGGATTTCAACAAAAAAAATTATTAGCAAAAGGCATTAGTACTCCCGAAATAGAATTATTATATAAAACTGCATTAAAAGCTGGAGCAACGGGTGGTAAAATAAGTGGAGCAGGAGGTGGAGGATTTATGTTCTTTTATTGTCCGAATAATACCAAATACGATGTTATAAAAGCATTGGATAAATTAGAAATGGGATATAATCAACCATTTACTTGGAATAAATTT